TGGTGCAGAAGGGCGCTTATTCCGCCAGCCTGAAGCGGTTGGCAGGGGCGGGGCGCGCGGTGAAAATGCTGTGGCAGCATGATCCGGCCCAGCCCATCGGCGTCTGGGACGAGGTGCGCGAGGATGTCACCGGCCTTTGGGTCAAGGGCCGCATCCTGACCGAGGTTGAAAAGGGCCGCGAGGCTGCGGCCCTGCTGACGGCGGGGGCGATTGACGGGCTGTCGATCGGCTATCGTACCGTCAAGGCGGAACGTGACGGCAAAGGCCAGCGGCTTTTGTCGGAACTGGAGCTTTGGGAGGTGTCGCTTGTCACCTTCCCGATGCTTCCCGAAGCGCGGGTTTCGGCCAAGGGCGATGCGCCCGAGGCCGAGTTCTGGCGCAGCATGGCGCAGGTCTTTGACGACGCGCGCCGTTCGATGGCCGAACGCAGGTAGCGCGGCCTTTCACGACCAAACCGAAGGAAATCAAGATGACCGAGACTAAGGCTCGGGCCGATGGCGCTTTGCCCGATACGGCCCTGCATCCGGGTGCGGAAGTGAAATCCGCGATGACCGGATTTATGAATGCCTTCAGTGGCTTTCAGGATGAAGTGAAGAAATCACTGCAACAACAGGAAGAGCGTTTGACCATGCTGGATCGCAAACAGATGACCTACTCCCGCCCCGCGCTTTCGGCCCAGGCCGAGTTGGATGTGCCGCATAAGAAGGCCTTTGGCGCCTATCTGCGGTCGGGGGATGATGACGGGTTGCGCGGGCTTGTGCTGGAAGGCAAGGCCATGTCCACCGCCGTGGCCGCTGATGGCGGCTATCTGGTTGACCCGCAGACGGCGGACACCATCCGATCGATGCTGGTCTCGACCTCCAGCTTGCGGGCGATTGCCAATGTGGTGCAGGTTGAAGCGACCTCGTTCGATGTGCTGATCGACCGGTCCGAGGTGGGGTCGGGCTGGGCCACGGAAGTTGCTGCGCAGTCCGAGACCGCAACCCCCACCGTGGAGCGCATCTCGATCAAGCTGCATGAATTGTCGGCTATGCCGAAGGCCAGCCAGCGGCTGCTGGACGACAGCGCCTTTGACGTGGAAGGTTGGCTTTCCTCCAAGATCGCCACCCGTTTCATCCGCGCCGAGGCTTCGGCCTTTATCAACGGCGATGGCGTGGACAAGCCCAAGGGCATCCTGCTGCCGCCGAAAGTTGCCAATGCCGCGTGGGGCTGGGGTGAGATCGGCTATGTGCCGACGGGGGCTGTGGCGGATTTCGCGCCGACCAATTCGGTCGATTGCATCATCAGCCTGATTTATGCGCTGGGGGCGGATTACCGCGCCAATGCGAGTTTCATCATGAACTCGAAAACTGCGGGCGCGGTGCGGAAAATGAAGGATGCCGATGGCCGCTTCATGTGGTCGGACGGGCTGGCGGCGGCGGAACCGGCGCGGCTGATGGGCTATCCGGTGCTGATCTGCGAGGACATGCCCGACATCGCCGCAAATGCCTATGCGGTGGCCTTTGGCGATTTCAAATCGGCCTACACCATCGCGGAACGCCCCGATCTGCGTATCCTGCGCGACCCGTTCTCGGCCAAGCCCAACGTGCTGTTCTATGCTTCGAAGCGCGTGGGCGGTGATGTGACCGACTTTGCCGCGATCAAGCTGCTGAAAATCGCGGTGTCCTAAGCCCTTGTGATCGTCCGGCCCGATCAGGCCGGACCGTGAACGCGCGCCGGGTTTTCCGTGCCGTCCAGCTGCTCCCCTCCGTTCAAGCGGCACGGGGCGCGCGTTCAACGTCCAAGCGGGGGTTTGGAGTGACATGATGATGTTGACGGAACAGGCCACGGTTTCAGGGGCCGCGCTGCCGCTGCAGGCGCTGAAGGACCATCTGCGGCTTGGCAGCGGGTTTGCGGATGACGGGATGCAGGATGCGCTGGTGGAAAGCTATCTGCGCGCGGCGATGGCCGCGATCGAGGCGCGGATCGGCAAGGTGCTGCTGGCACGGCGGTTTCTGCTGACCTTGCAGGATTGGCGTGGCCCGTCTGAGCAGGCGCTGCCGGTGGCCCCTGTGTCGGCGCTGGTGTCGGTGACGCTGCTGGATGCGCTGGGGGTGCCGACGGTGGTGGTCCCTGCGCGTTATCGGTTGGTGCCGGACACGCAGCGGCCCAAGCTGGCGGCGGTGGGGATGCTGTTGCCCGCCGTTCCGTCCGATGGTCGGGTGGAGATCGTCTTTGACGCCGGTTTCGGCGCGGTGTGGTCGGCGGTTCCGCCTGATCTGGCGCAGGCGGTGCTGCTGCTGGCGGCCGAGTTCTACGAGCGCCGTCTGGACGCGGGCCAGCGCAGCTTTGGCCTGCCGGTTGTGGTGCAGGCGCTGATCGAGAAATGGCGCACGGTGCGGGTTCTGGGCGGAGGTGCAGCATGAGCGCGCCCGATCTCAACCGCGCGCTGGTGCTGGAGCAGGCCAACCGCGTGGCCGATGGGGCAGGCGGGTTTTCAGTGGTCTGGGTCGCGCTTGGCACCCTGTGGGCCGAAGTGAAATCCGGCACGGGGCGGGAGACGGCGGGGGAGGAAATCACCACCTCGACCGTTCAGCATCGCATAACCGTGCGGGGTGCGGCGGTCGGAGCCAGCTCGCGCCCCAAACCGGCACAACGCTTCCGTGAGGGTGCGCGCATCTTCACCATTCTGGCGGTGACCGAGGCCGATCCACGCGGCCAGTTCCTGACCTGTTTCGTGCGCGAGGAGGTTCCGGCATGAGCTATGGCGCAGCAGCCGCCTTGCAGGCGGCGGTTTACCAGCGGTTGACGGGCTTTCCCGCTTTGGCGGGAGTTAGCATTGTCGATGCCATTCCGGCGGGGACCAGTCTTGGCAGCTTTGTGCTGATCGGCCCCGAGGTGGTCACTGACCAATCCGACAAATCAGGCGCGGGGGCGGAGCATCGCTTTGACATCTCGGTGATTTCGGATGCCACGGGCTTCCTGTCGGCCAAGACCATCGCGGCTTCGGTGTCGGATGCGCTGGCGGGGGCTTCGCTGACGCTGACCACCGGCACGCTGGTGTCGCTGCAATTCCAACGGGCCGTGGCGCGGCGGATCGATCAGGGCGACGTGCGCCGCATCGATATGGGCTTCCGCGCGCGGATCGAGCTTTAACCTTTCAAACGGAGACGGATGATGGCTGTGCAGAATGGCAAAGACCTGCTGATCAAGGTTGATCTGGTGGGCGACGGGCAATTCGTGACGGTGGCGGGCCTGCGTGCCACGCGGATCAGTTTCAACGCCGAGACGGTGGACGTGACCTCGCTGGACAGCGCGGGTGGGTGGCGCGAGTTGCTGGCGGGGGCAGGGGTCAAGACCGCCTCGATTTCGGGGTCCGGCGTGTTCCGCGATGCAAACACCGACGAGCGCGCGCGCCAGATTTTCTTTGACGCCGAGATGCCGGATTTTCAGGTCATCATCCCCAGCTTTGGCGTGGTGCAGGGGGCGTTCCAGATCACCGCGATCGAATATGCGGGCAGCCATAACGGCGAGGCGACTTATGAAATGTCGCTGGCCTCGGCGGGTGCCCTTTCGTTCACGGCGCTCTGATGGCGAACCCTTATGCGGGCGAGGTGGCGGTTACCTTGGACGGCCAGCGCCATATCGCCAAGCTGACCCTTGGCGCGCTGGCCGAGTTGGAGGTGGCGCTGGAAACCGGATCGCTTATCGATCTGGTCGAACGCTTCGAGGCGCAGCGGTTTTCCACCCGCGACGTGCTGGCGCTGCTGGTGGCGGGCTTGCGCGGCGGCGGCTGGCAGGGAACGGCGGTGGATTTGCGGACGGTGGAGATCGGGGGCGGGCCGATTGGCGCTGCGCGGGTTGCCGCCGAACTGCTGGCCCGCGCGTTCTCGCTGCCGGAGCAAGGATGAAGCGGATCGACTGGCCGGGCCTTTTGCGGGCGGGGCTTGGCCAGTTGCAGCTTACCCCCGAGGCGTTCTGGCGGCTGACGCCGGTGGAATTGCAGATCCTGTTGGGTCTGGAGGGTGCTTCTCCGCCCCTGACCCGCGCGCGGCTGGAAGATCTGGCCGCCGCATTTCCTGATCTGAAAAAGGGTGGCGCAGATGGCCGAGATTGACGAGTTGCAAGACCAGATCGCCGCTTTGGAGGCGACATTGGGCGGCACCGCCTCGATGGTAGCGGCGTTTGATGGCGAGTTGGCCAAGATGAAGGACTCGCTGGTGTTCACGGGGCGAGAGGTGGGCGCGCTGTCCAGCGGCATCAGCGGCGGCTTGCGGCGGGCCTTTGACGGGCTGGTGTTTGACGGCATGAAACTGTCGGACGCGCTGAAGGGTGTCGCTACCACAATGATCGACACCGTTTACGGCATTGCAATGAAGCCCGTGCAGAATGCTTTTGGCGGCTTTCTGGCCGAGGGGATCAACAGCCTTCTGTCGGGGATCATGCCGTTCGAAAAGGGCGACAGTTTCGCGCAAGGCCGCGTGATGCCCTTTGCCAAGGGCGGCGTGGTGGCGCAGCCCACCGGCTTTGCCATGCGGAACGGGCGTGGCCTGATGGGCGAGGCGGGGCCAGAGGCGATCATGCCGCTGGCGCGCGGTCCCGATGGCCGTCTGGGTGTGCAGGCCAGCGGCGGCGCGCGGCCCGTGACGGTGGTGATGAACATCCAGACCCCCGATGTGGCAGGCTTTCAACGCTCGCAAAGCCAGATCGCGGCGCAAGCCGCGCGCATGCTGGCGCGCGGTCAACGCAATAAATGAGGCAGACAGATGGCATTTCACGAGATTAGATTTCCCACCAACCTGTCTTTCGGCGCGCTTGGCGGACCCGAACGGCAGACCGAGGTGGTCACGCTGGCCAACGGCTTTGAGGAGCGCAACACCCCGTGGGAACATTCGCGCCGCCGCTATGATGCGGGGATGGGGCTGCGGAGCCTTGATGATGTCGACGCGCTGATCGCGTTTTTCGAGGCGCGGCGCGGACAGTTGCATGCTTTTCGCTGGAAGGATTGGGCGGATTTCCGGTCCTGCAAGCCGTCGCAAACCGTCTCGGCGCTGGATCAGCGTATCGGGGTCGGCGACGGCGTGAGTCGTGCCTTCAAGCTGTCCAAGCTCTATCAATCCGGCGAGGCAAGCTATCGGCGCCCGATTGCCAAAGCGGTGGCAGGCACGGTGCTGGTGGCCTTGGCCCATGATCCCAAGGTCGATGGGCTGGAGTTCGGCGTCGATATCGATACCGGCGTCGTCACATTTGTGTCGCCGCCCGACATTGGCGTGATCGTCACGGCGGGCTTTGAGTTTGACGTGCCGGTGCGCTTTGACACCGACCGGATTCACACCTCGATGGCCTCGTTCAAGGCGGGTGAGGTGCCGAATGTGCCGGTGGTGGAGGTGCGTCTATGACCGCGCGGCAAGACTTGCTGGACCATCTTGGCACAGGCGCGACCACCGTTTGCCGTGCGTGGCTGGTGCAGCGCAAGGATGGCGTGGCCTTTGGCTTTACCGACCATGATCAGGATCTGGCATTTGACGGCCAGACCTTTCGCGCCGCCACTGGCATGACGGCAAAGGCGGTGCAGCAAACCACCGGCCTGTCGGTGGACAATACCGAAGCCATCGGGGCGCTGTCGGATGCGGCCATCTCGGATGAAGATCTGTTCGCGGGCCGTTTTGACGATGCCGAAGTGCGCTCTTGGCTGGTGAACTGGGCCGATGTTGACCAGCGGATCGAGCAGTTTCGCGGCAATTTCGGCGAGGTGATACTGGCGGGCGGGGCGTTTCGCGTCGAATTGCGCGGGTTGACCGACCGGCTGAACCAACCGCGCGGGCGGGCATATCAGGCGGGCTGCGCGGCGGTGCTGGGTGATCGGGCCTGCGGCTTTGATCTTGGCACGGCGGGTTACCGGAGTGAAGGTGCGCTGGTCGGGGTTGATCCGATGGGGCGGCTGCGGATTGCCGCAGATATGGCGCTTGCCGATCACTGGTTCGAGCGTGGCCGGCTTACCGTCCTGAGCGGTCGCGCGGCGGGTCTGGTGCAGATGGTCAAGGCTGATCGCGCCATCGGACATGACCGCATGATCGAGCTTTGGCAGGGCTTTGGCACTCAGATCGCCATTGGCGATCAGCTTCGGCTTGAGGCAGGCTGTGACCACCGTGCCGAAACCTGCCGAAGCAAATTTGCCAATTTCGCCAACTTTCGCGGCTTTCCCCATATTCCGGGCGAAGATTGGCTGGCCTCATATCCGGTGAGCGCGCGCGCCAATGATGGTGGCAGCCTGTCGGGGGGCGCACACGGATGAACCAGCCCTTGACCATTGTGGCAACCGCGCGCGGCTGGCTTGGCACGCCCTATCTGCATCAAGGCAGCTTGCGCGGGGCTGGGACCGATTGTCTGGGTCTGTTGCGCGGGGTCTGGCGCGAGGTCTTGGGGCAGGAACCGCAGGATGTTCCCGCCTATAGCGCCGATTGGTCCGAACCATCGGGCGATGAAGGCCTGTGGCGGGCGGCGGATCGCTGGTTGATCGCCAAGGATATGGCCGACGAAGCCCTTGGCGATGTGCTTCTTTTTCGGATGCGTTCGGGCAGCGTGGCCAAGCATCTGGGCATCGTGTCGTCGCTTGCCGCGCCTGCTTTCATCCATGCCTACACCGGCCACGGCGTTATCGAAAGTGCGCTGGCTGCGCCGTGGCGCCGCAAGATTGTCGCGCGTTTTTCTTTTCCTGCCCGATTTTCAATTTCTGAAGGAGCTTAGGCCATGGCGACGATTTTGCTCTCGGCAGCAGGTGCGGCCCTTGGTGCCGGCTTTGGTGGCACGCTTTTGGGTCTGTCGGGTGCGGTGATCGGGCGCGCTTTGGGTGCCACCCTTGGCCGCGTCATCGATCAGCGGGTGATGGGCAACGGCTCGGACGCGGTGGATGTTGGCCGGGTTGAACGGTTTCGCCTGATGGGGGCCAGCGAAGGCGCCGCACTGCCGCGTCTGTGGGGGCGGGTGCGCGTTTCGGGGCAGGTGATCTGGGCCACCCGCTTTCAGGAACAGGTCACCCGTGCCGGAGGCAGCAATCC